GGGGGGGGGTATTCATCAATCATCCCAATCCTCAAGCCAACGGTACGCGATGTACCACCAGGTGTCGCCCGCATGCTCCATGGTGTTCTGGCCTTCTGCAGGACGCCGCTCGGCGTCGGCGGGTACACCACAGTCGCGCTTGAACACCTCCAGCTCACTGTCGCCGACACGTTTGGTTTTGCGGCTGATGGTGAGCGTCACAACACCGTCTTTCGCCCGGACGGTCAGCCGCGCGCCCTTGCTCAGCGTCTGGCCGCGCGCTTCGCCCGTGCGGAGCGCGTGCCTGAACAGCTCCTGATAGATCGCGGTGATGCTCATGGCGTGGCCTCGACAAGCGGTGTGAGTGCCGCAACATGCACCCAGAGCTGCTGTACGCCCCCTTCGTGCCTGACGCGGATCTGCGCGAATGGCCGCCGCGGCGCGATGTTGACGATCTCGGCCACAATCACGGCGCCTTTTGCATTGATCCAAGTAACCCGCTGGCCGAAGTGCAGATCCTGCGTGGTCATGGCCGTCCCCGCCACTTTGGCGCATACGCCGGTGCGAATGCCGGCGGCGCGTCATTCGGGGCGGCGCGCGGCGGTGGGCTGAGGCCTACCAGCTCGGGGCGCGCGGGCAGCGCTGCTCGGGGCGGCATGTGCCGAGCTGGGGCCGGTGCGTCATGCGGCGCGTAGAGATCGGCCAGCTCGGGGCGGGCACGATGCAGGTCGCTCACGTCGTCGCCGCGGCGGTAGAACGTCGGATCGGCCGCGGTGTAGCGCTCGACGGGGATCGGGCGCGCCGGATCGGGCGGCGGGCCGTGGATGTGACCCTCGGTGATCGCTGTGAAGAATGTGCCTTCCCCCATCCGGCCGCCCGAGCGCTCGCGCCGCCATGCGTGCCAGGCGTGGGTGTCGGCAACCTGTTGGGGGGTGAGGTCTGGTAGCGCCCGGAGCGCGGCGGCGATGATTGTCTCATTCGCGCCGAGATCGGCGAGCGCCGCGGCTGCCGGCGATCGATCAGGTGATCGATCGGGCGTGCCCCCCCCTTGCATCCCCCCCCGTGGTAGTGATTCATGAGCAGCAGCAGAGTCTGCTGCTGTTGCATGAATATATACCATTGGGGGGGTGTGGGGGGGTATTTCCTGATCGATCAGGTGATCGATCACACGGGCGCCGCTGCTCGGCCGCGTATTGGCGCGATCCGCGCTCTTGTCACAAAGTGATCGATCAGGTGATCGATCACTTTCTCGGGTTAGGTCGTTCGATTCATCAGCCGCTGATCGATCAGCTGATCGATCAGTTTCTGGGGCTGCGTCCGGATCGCGCAGCAGCATGATCGTGCGCCCGTCGTAGGTGATGATGCCCATATCGTCGAGCTGCCGCAAACAATCCGTGATCAGGCCGAGTGTGACACCTGACCACTCGCCGAGCTGCCGGATGCCGGGCGCCATGCTGCCGCCGACGCCGACGTGCGCGAGAATCGCATCAAGCACCAGACGGATCGGCGGAACAACCACATACTCAAGAAAGCGGATCGGTCGGACCTGTTGGGATCCTTCCGAGGCTGTGATCGTTTCTGTCGCGGTTGTGTGATATACTTCCATCGTTCTACCTCTACTAGAACATCCATGCGGCCTCGCTGGCAGTCCGGGCTAGCGAGGCCGCGGCGTTTCCGTGCCGCGTCGTGGCGGCGTCCTACATGCCTTCGTGTGTGTCGACCTGCCGCTCCAACCATTCGGGCGGCTCGGGCAGATCGGGGATCCACTTCGTCGCGATCCGCGCCTCCCAGGTGATCCGCGCCTTGTCCACTGCCTCAGCCACGCGGGCATCGGCGATCGTCGGCGTCGTGCCGTCGATCGCCATGTACCAGCCGACGATCAGGGCCATGAGCAGCGCGAAGTCGAGCGCTTCACTGAGCGACGGGTCGAGGAGCCTTGCGATCGGGTCGTCTACCATCGCGATTCCTTCCAGGGCGCCAATCCCCAGCCGCGTGAGTCGACAACTAACACGCCGGGCAGCAAGTCCGGATCGGCGCCGGCCCGCCGCGCCCGCTCCTGACGCCAGAGCAGCGCCGTCTCGGTCGCGATTGCGCTGAGGCGGTCGCGATCCCCGCGCAGCGCGCAGCCTTCCGCCCAGATGCGGCGCCGCTCCTCATAGAGCGCGGCGATCTCGGCGATATAGTGACTGACCATAGACAAACCATCCCTTCTGGGGTATACTCACCCCACATTCAATTCCACCTGTGAGGCGTCGAGACGCCGCTGGCCTATCCGCCGGCGGCGTTTTGCATCCATTCCAGCAGGCAACGTGTGTTGGCGATCACCCCCTTTCATTTTTCTGCTCTCAGCTTTTCCCCGCGCCGCTACTTCCCCCCCCGAACGACCGCCGGATCGCATCGCGCCGGGCGTGGAGCGCGGCCAGTCGCGCGACCTGGCGCGCGATCTCGCGTTCAAGCCTGGCGGCGCCTTTCGGCGTGCGTGCGTCGGCGAGCAGGGCGCGCAGCAGGTCGAGCAGCAAGTTAATCGTCGCCATGTGATCTTCCAGATCCTCAATTTCGCGCTGCTGCGCGGGCGTAGGCACGGCCATACGTTCGGGCTCCGTCGATGATGCCGGCGGCATGGCCGGCAATGGCTGCAATGTCGTAGTGGCGCCTTAGATAGAGCGCGGCCAGCGCGCCCGCCGCCGTGAGCGCCGCAATGAGTGCGGCGAGTGCAAGATCGTCGCGTGTCACAAGCCCCCTTTCGTGTGGTAGAGTGACCGAAAAGCACACACCTGCCCGTTGGGGCATGTGGAGCGCACCGCTCCCCCGCGTCGGCCCTGTGTCGCGCCGGCGGGGCAAACGGAGGGAGACGATCATGGAAGCGCAAGCAGCCCGAGCGATCGACCGAGATCAGGATCTTGAGGATTTTTTGATCTCGCGCCAGGCCACATGCAACGACAAAACGCTCTCGACCTATGGCTTCTATCTCCGGCCATTCGTGCGCTGGCTCGACAATCGCCCACTGTCGGCCATTTCTATCGCTGCCTACCGCCTGGCACGCAGGCAGGCGAAAAAATCGGATGCGACCATCGGCAACGATCACCGCATGATCAAAACCTACTGCCGGTGGCTGCTCGACGAGGGGCGGCTCACGAGCGATCCGTTCGTCGGCCCCGGCCGCGTGAAGCCACTCCCGACGAAGCGCAGAAGGCGCCAGGTCTACACCGACGCCGAGATCGTGAAGCTGCTGGCCGCAACGTTCGTCAAGGCCGCGAACAAGCGCAGAATGGAGCTGACCCGCCGCCGCTGGAAGGAGAACGGCCCCTACATGCGCGAAGCCAGGCAAGCACGCGCGCTGGTGCTGCTCTTTTGCGATAGCGCGCTTCGGGCTGAGGAAGTGGCGAAGCTGACATGCAAGTCAGTACGAACGGCTGAGCTGATCGTCGACTCAAAGGGCGGCCACGAGGATGTGGCGTTCATCGGCCCTGTCACGCGCTCGGCGCTGCGCGAGCTGGCCGGCAACCGGAGTGATGCCGATCCGCTGTTCCGCGACTGGAAGGGCAAGCAATGCTCGACGCGGGCGATCCGGGGCATCATCGCGCGGCTGGCCAAGCGCGCCGGCGTCGCCTTACCACCCCGCCCGCTCCACGCCTTCCGCCACTTCGCCGCGCGCCAGTGGGTCAAGGCCAAAGTGCCGGACCTGGCGATCCGGCAGCTGATGCGGCACAGTAATTTGTCGACGACCCGGATCTATACCGAGCTGGATGCGGCCGAGCTGGCCGCGCTCCATGCCGACGCATCGAACATCCAGAAACTACTTGACCAGGCCGAACAACAGGCCGCACCCGAGCCGAAGCCACAGGCTGTTTCCGCGCGTCAGGGCCGGCGGCTGCGGGCCGTGGCGCGTGCGAGGAAGCGTACTAACTCAAGTAGCTAGTGCGCTCAACTGACACACTTGCCTGTGGCGTCCAAATGCGGTAAAATGGCGCTCTCCGCAGTCTGCGTATGCACGCAGTGCTACGGGCTATCGAGCTAGCGCCTGTGGGGGCAATGAGCGGGATCAGCTGCTCAGTCCCAGCCATTGACACGGGCGATTAGCTCAGTTGGCCAGAGCGCTACGTTGACATCGTAGAGGTCACTGGTTCAAGTCCAGTATCGCCCACCAGTGTCATGGGTCGAAAATAATCGCCGAGGCGGATTGGCGCCCCGTGTAGCGTGCCTGGCGAGGCGTTATGCACTCTCGCCGTCCATCGCTCAAGCTCCGGATCGCCGCTGTCTGCTTCGCGCTCGGCGCGCTGATTATGATCGTGTGGTTGGTCGATCGCGGGAGGCCCAGAACGGCCGCGCCCGTGCCGCCAACGATCGCCGCCGTCGCTGCGCTGCCCAGCGACGCGCCGCTGCCGACTGAAAGAGCGACGGCGACCGATGAGCCGACGATCGCGCCGACTGTGGCACAGCTTGTGCTGACAGCAGCGCCCCGGCCGACGGCTGAAGCGACCGCCACGGCGACAGCCGAACGAATCGCGACGGCCGAACCGACAATCGAGCCAGCAACGGTCGAACTGGCGCCAACGGAGACGCCAGCGCCGACGATCGCAGCACCAAAAAGCACGCCGACGATCAACCCAGCGGCGGACTCGTACCCGTGCAGAGCTGGGCAGATCAAGGGCAACCGCGACACGAACATTTACCATGTGCCAGGGCAGGCAACCTACGCCCGAACACGCAACAACGTCGCCTGCTTCGACACGGAAGCCGATGCGCTCTCGGCAGGGTATCACAAAGCCCAGCGGTGATCGGCCGCGCGCCCGATGCGAACAGCCGTGCGGCCGGTGCTAAAATCGGATAACAATTCGTTCATCCAGCACATATACTCTTCAGTTGTTAAGGTTCTGAATCGCGATCTGAGCAATAGCAAGAGGAGCGAGGAAAGAGCCTGAGCATACAGTGGGACGCTGACTTACTTGGCAGGTTGGGCAGCAACCCACATGAATACTAACGCCCGGTCACGGAGAGCTGTAGCTCATGGCTCCGAGGCCGGGCGTTAGTATTCCATTCGGATCATACTCCAGGATTTCCCCAACGCCAACCCCATAGAACCGACAAAGCTTCGCCAGCATCTCCCCGTCGAACCGCTCTGTTTCTCCTTGCTCTAGTCGAGTTAGGGCGCCCCGATCTATACCGGCTTGCTCGGCAACCTCCGAAAGAGGGACCGATCGACCAACACGCGCCGCATAGTTCAGTCGCACCTGCCGAGCTTTCGAAAGAACCTTCACGTTTCGTACCTCCTCGCTCGATATGTTCCGTAGCTAACTCTATCACACGATCGTGTTGCTGTCAACCATCAAATTGGTGCTTGACAACCGATATTTCCATGATAGAATGTAGCTATACAACAACAATACGATTTTACTTAACTACAAGGAGCGCCCATCATGACAACCAAGCCAGCAGCCAAGACCATCCGCTACGACCGCGAAACCCGCGACTACGCGCTCTACCTGAACGATGAGTTCGTCGGCTATGCCTCGACCTACACCGAAGGACAGGTCATCCTCGACCAACTGGCCGCTTCCATCCCCGACGGCACGGCTGAGGACGACTACAGCGACGTCGGCCCGGAACGCTCCGACCTCCTTATCCCGCCCACCGCCGACATCCTCAGCACGGTCAAAGAGCGCATCGAGACGGCGCGGCTGCATGAGGACTGGCCGGGCGTGCGGCAGCTCGATCGTATTCGACAGAATCTGCTGAACGGCGCCAGGCTTCAGTGGCACGCCGGCGATCTGCTCATCCAGTCGGTCAACAATCCAGGGCAGGTGTACAGCACGAACGGGCGCGGGTGCAGCTGCCCGAACGGGCAGAAGGGCAAGAGCGAGTGTTGGCATGTTGCGACCTACGACCTCCTCTTGGAGATGCTCGACGACCGGGCGGCGGCGGCCGACATCCTGGCTGACGCAGCGGCCGAGCGCGAGCTGGGCAGGCGGATCGCGATGGAGCGAGCGGCACGATACGCGGCATAGGGAAGGACTGGAGAGGGCACGGCGATGCACGGAACGATCTACCTCCTTCATTTCGAGCGCCCGATCAGCAGGGCGCACACTTGCCAGCATTATCTCGGCTGGGCTTTGGACCTCGACGCGCGCCTCTCTGCCCACCGTGCCGGGCGGGGCGCGCGGCTGACTCAGATCGCCGTCGAGCGCGGCATCGCCTTCGAGGTTGTGCGTGTCTGGCCGGGAGACAGGACCTTAGAGCGCCGCCTGAAGAACCGCAAGGAGTCGCCCCGCTTCTGCCCGCTCTGCTTCCCGACTGCCCGATGCGTATATGCGTGCGATGCCGAGCAATTAGAACTGCCGTTCGACTTCCCCGCCGCGCCACAGCTCCGCCCTGACTGGATTGAGATCAGCGCGCTCCGCCGCTGGAGACAAGCGGCGCCGGCGGCGCTGGCCGAGAACTGGGACGACGGATTACTGTAGATGGATTACTGTAAGTGACAAAAACGCATTATCATATCGTTCAATCAAGGAGAACCCCTATGATCCCCAGAAACGCACCCCAAACTGTCGCCGACGTGCCGATCCTCCAATGGGCCAGCGGCCGCACCGAGGCCCGCCCCGCGTCCGGCAGTCGCTTCGCCGGCTTCGCCGGCTTCGTCGGCTTCCACAGCGAAGCTGGGAAGGATGAAGCCCTGGACACAGCCTGTCAGCAGGGCGGCGTCGCGCGGATCGAGATCCGCCACCCGCGCCCGTCGGGTCACCAGATCGTCACCCACTGGGCCTTCGGCGAACAGATCCGCTTCCACCCGATCACGGCCGGCCCGCCGGCGACGACGATCAGCGGCTGTTTGCGGCTGACTGAGGCGACGGCCGCGGCCGGGCTGGGCCTGGCGTGGCCGACAGGCGACAAGTCCCGACTCGCAGTGCGCGGGTTGATTCTCGTGAGCGATACACCCGTGCTACTCCAACTGTCAGTCAAGTCGACCATGACTGACTACCTGCTCTCCGCCCTCATCGACCACATCCGTGTGTGCGAGACGGCCGATGGCCTGATCAAACGCGAGCAGCACCCCGAGATCGTCGCGCTCCACGAGCTGGCCTTGCCCTTCAAGGCGGGCGATGAGCGGTCGGTCGGCAAGGGCGAGACGACCTTGATCACCCCACTCGTGAGCGCGCACCCAGCGGAGCCGGACAAAGCGCACATTACGAACTGCTGGCGATCGAAGGCCACCCACGAGGCGGCGCTGCATGCGTGGGAGGGTGTGCAGGCGTGGGCGGCTGGCTACGGGAGTGGGGAGACGAACGGAGACAGTCACCTCGACGAAAGTGCGCCGCTGGCCAAAGGGGTGAGGCGGGTGCGACCGGGGGTCGTGGCGATTGAGGAATTGCCGCTGTAATCTACAACACGAAGGAGGCGAACATGGCTTGGCAATACTGGATGCATACACCAAGCGGAGAAACATACGCAGTCGAGATTGATGGAGATCGCGTAGTGGATGCCTGTGGCCCACTGCATTATAGCGAAGTCACGCTCAGGAACAGGCACGATGGAAACTTCAATGGCGACGCCGAGACTGCCGAATGGGTACGCGCGAATCAGGATCATTTTACTGTCAAAGAGCCTTAGTCAGGAGATCCCTATGCTCTATCTCTTCGACCTCGACGGCACGCCGCAAGCCCTCGGGCGCGATGATTCGTGAGGCGATGGCGCGCTACGTCTACAGCGCCAGCGAGACGCTCTACGTTGGCGATAGGCCGGAAGATGAGGCCGCGGCGCGCAACGCCGGCGTGGGGTTTCAGTGGGCCGACGACTTTTTCAAGGATGCGTAGGTTGACATAGCCCACCTGTTCTTGCTATACTGAATCCGCGGGAAGCCGTCCCAACACACTCGCAAGGGACGGCTTTTGTGTTGGAGGCTTCCCGGCAATGACCTTCACGATCGACAAGACCACCTACGACAAGGCCCGGAAGTACGCGCCCGGCCACGGCTACAGCGCGCGCCCATCTCCGCCCACGTCTCAGGTCGCCCACTCCACCAACAACGATACCCCCAACACCTCGTTCGAGAGTGAAGCCAATTTCCTCTACACCAGCCCAGATGTGTCCGCGCACTTCCTTGTGGGGAAGGGCGGGCAGATCGTCCAGTTCCTCGACCCTAGGCAGTGGCAAGCCTGGCACGCCGGCGGGAAACAGGCGAACGGCACATGGACCGCGCAGCCAGCCTACTCGAATCCCGCCTCGATCGGCACGGAGTTGCATCGCTCCATCGGCGATCCGCCCTACCCGCGGATCCAAAAGGACGCGCTCGGGTGGCTGCTTCAGCAGATGGTGAGTCTGTTCCGCATCGATCCGACCCTGATCGACACCCATGGCCAGATCGCGATTGCCGGCCCCTACATCCGCAAGTCCGACCCGAATGACTGGCCGCACGCTGATTTCATTGCCTGGCGCGATGCGCTGTTCGCCGTCGATCCGCTCCGGGCGCGCACGCTGCCTGGCATTCCCGGGACGAGCGCGATCTACACCAGCGTGCGGCTCGCCGACTTCTACACGGCGCGCGGGGGCCTGGCGTACTGCGGCTACCCGCTGAAGAATGCCTACAAGGCGCTCGACCCGAACGGCGTCATGAAAGATGTCATGCCGTGCGAGCGCGTGCTACTCGTCGATTCGGTGCCATATGGCCCCGAGCAGGCGCTGCTCGCCGAATCTGATGCGTTAGGATGGCCACTATGACCGACATCTCAGGCGCCTACGTCAACCACGTCGGCTCGACCCACGACGGCGTGCACAACCTCTACGCCATCCTCACTCAGGACGGCCCAGCCGGCGGCGATGTGGACGTGATTATCAAGCGCTGCCTGGCCGGCGTCGATCCGACCGTCGCGGACAACTGGAAAGAGGTCAAGCGCTATCCCGAAAAGCAGTTCGGCAAGAACGGCTACGGATCGGGCGAGGTGCGCGCCAATGGCGATTTCGTGGCGATCCTCTCCCAGCGCAACGCGGCTGGCCAGGTCGTCGCGCGCGTGCATGTCATCCCCGGCTTGTGTCCACCTTGGCCAGCGGGCGGCGGTGGCGGCGCGCAAGGCCCACCAGGACCTGCGGGGCCGCAAGGCCCGCCAGGACCGCAAGGACCAGCCGGCGGCCCGCCCGGCCCGCAGGGACCACCAGGACCGAAGGGCGCGACGGGCGCACAGGGGCCGGTGGGGCCGCCGGGGCCATCGGGGGCGTCGAATTGGCCCGGCGCCGACTGGGACTGGGGGCAAGCGATCAACGCGCAGTACGCCGAGCTGACCAACGCTGGCAGCGGCAGCTACGGCGCGGTCGTGGCGATTGTGAACAGCATGCTGAAGCAACATGGGCTGATTCCCTAACGGGTCTCCACAGGCAGGCGCACCATGACCGATCCGAGTGAACCGTTGCGCCAACTTGCGCAGATCGTCCGCACGCCCGGCGCCGCACGCGCTCTGAGCGAGTTTGCCGAGCGACTGGAGTCGCAGCACAACCAGCAGAACAACAACTGGCAGGCCGCGCTTGGGATGACCGATCTCCACTTCACCGCGGCGATCGACCAACTCAGAAATGAACTGAGCGCGCGGCTCGACGCCTCGGAGCAGTGGCAAGTCAGCGCGACGGCCGATCGGGCGGATCTGCGTGAAAAGCTGATCGAATTGGCGACGCTGGCCGAGCAGATCCGGGCGCACTTGCAGGCGCTCGGGCGGGCGCTGGAGGTTGGCGGCGATGCCAGCGGACCCGGATGAAACCTATACGCGCGAGATCATCCGCGTCGTGCGTGAGCTGACCGAGGCCGTTGTCACTGTTCGCACCGATGTGAACCGTGCGGTGAATCCACTGTACCAGCGCATCGTGCGGATTGAGCGCCACTATGAGGATGACGGCCAGAACCGCGCTAAGCGTCAGCAAGTCCTTGATGCGCGGTTCGATGCACAGGACAAGGCGCTGGCCGCGTTGCAGTTGCGCTCAAATATCCGACTCATTGTCGAGATTGCACTGATCGTCGCCGTCGTCGCGACGATCATGCTCATCAAGGGGTAACTCTATGCCGCTTGAATTGTCCTGGTCTGTCGCCTGGCATCTCATCGCCGACGGCTTCCTGATCGGCGTCGGGTGGATCGTCGCCGGCGCGGTCTATGCGGCGCTGCTCGGCGTACTCTCGCGCGGCAAGGCGGCGTAGCATCGTGGCCGAGAGTTTAACTTAGTTAAACTGTGGCAGCTCCGAAACTCAATCGAAATCAGCGCCTGCAACTCTTGGAATGGCTTGCCGCTGGCTATAGCTTCACCCTGATCGCGCTCTGGTTTGCGGATCGTGAATGGCCCGAACTCACGCGAGCAGCGGCGACGTACTACCGCAACCGCTACCGCGCCATGATCGAGCAGTTGCAGACAGCACGCCACAGCGCGGCGCTCACGACCGGGCTGGCGCTGAAAGAAGAGCGCATCGAGCGCCTGAAAGAGCACGCCGATCAGCTGGAAGCCATCAAATGGAAGGCTGACAAGAACGGGCGGCTCTGGAATGAAAAGGCCTGGCGCGAAGTCCTCGACGATATCGCCCGCGAGATGGGCCACCGCAGACAGGGGATCGATCTGACCCTCGAAAAAGAGCTTGAGGCCTTCCTTGACCGACTACGGGACAATTTGGACGAGGCAACCTACGCCCGGATCCTCGCTCTCGCGGCTGGCCAGGCAGCGGATCGCGGATGATCCCCGCATTGCCGCCCAGGTCGCGGCGGCGGAGATAGCGGCGGCGCAATGTGCCTGGGCGCCGCTCGCGGGGCCACAGGCTGCCGCTTATGCGAGCGCGGCCGATTGGATCGGCTACGGCGGCGCCGCCGGCGGCGGCAAGACCGATCTGGCGCTCGGCATGGCCGGCACCAAGCACCGCCGGAGTCTCATTCTCCGCAAGCTCTTCCCCAGCATGGATGGCATGATCGACCGCTCGCGCGAAGTGTTCAACGCCAGCATCTCGGATCGCTGGCGCGATAGCTATAACGAGGGTCTGCACCGCTGGCGGCTCTCTGGCGGGCGGCAGATCGCGTTTCGCAGCGTGCAGTATGACCGCGAAAAAGAGAACTTCCGCGGCAATAACAATGACCTCCATGTATTCGATGAGGCGACCGAGTTCTCAGAGCAGGTCGTGCGCTTCATCACCGCCTGGAATCGGTCGAGCGCGGCCGGTCAGCACTGCCAGGTGCTGCTCACATTCAACCCGCCGACTGACGAGCCGGGCCGCTGGGTGATTCGCTTCTTCCTCCCGTGGATGGCCTATCTCTTTCCCGAGCTGCCCGAATGCCGGAGCTACACCGGCGTGCCGGCCGCGCCCGGCGAGCTACGCTACTACACTACCCTCGACGGCGTAGACACGGAGGTGTCGGAGGATACGCCGCGCGCCAAGAGCCGCACGTTCTTCCCGGCGTCGGTCGAAGATAACCCGATCTACATGACGCAGGGCTATGATGCAACACTTGAGGCCCTGCCCGAGCCGCTGCGCAGCCAGCTGCGCTATGGCTCATTCGCGACCCAGATCGCGGCCGATCCCTGGCAGGTCATTCCAACCGACTGGGTGCTTGCCGCAATGGCGCGCCACAAAGAGCAGGCGCCGCCGCCAGAGTCGACGCTCACAGCTACCGGGGTCGACGTGGCGCGCGGCGGGAAAGATAAGACGGTGATCGCGCGGCTGTATGGACACTATATCGCGCCGCTCGACAAGCACCCCGGCGCATCCACTCCAGACGGCCCGAGCGTTGCGGCGCTGGCCTTGCCGTGGGCCGGCGCGCTCTGCGGACTGTACATCGATATCATCGGCGTGGGGTCGAGCGCCTACGACACCTTGCGGTCGAATAAGGTACGGGTGTTCGGCGTGAACAATGCGGAGGCCGCGCCGCCCTATGCCCGCGATCGCAGCGGTAAGATGCGCTTCCGGAACGTCCGCGCGGCATCCTATTGGGCGGTGCGTGAGGCGCTCGACCCCGCGCATAACCCAAAGCTGTGTCTCCCTGACGATCCGGAGTTGCTCGCCGATCTAACGGCGCCGCGCTGGAGCTTGACGACGCAGGGTATACTCATCGAAAGTAAAGAGGATATCATCGATCGGCTGAAGCGCTCCCCGGACTGTGGCGATGCGGTCGTCATGGCCTACTGGGGCGCCACTGCAATGGGAACACCCGGCATATGAGCGGCTTTCGTGATTTTCTCGGCTGGTTAGTAGGCAAGCCCACCGCCGAGCAAGCCAAGGCGCTGACGATCAGCCTCGCGCCCGGCGGCTTCGTCAACGAGGTGGTCACGGAGATCCGCGGCTGGCGCGGCGGCGATCGGGCCGCGGATACCGCCGCGCTCGAGTCGACCATGGCCCTCAATGAGCTGGTCTACGCCTGCATCAACATCAAGGCCACGGCCGCGCGCGATCCGAGGCTGCTGGTGCAACAGCAAGTCACCAGAAACGGCAAGGTTGAATACGAGGAAGTGGCGGGCCATCCCTTCCGCCAGCTGATCATGCGGCCCAACCCCAAGATGACCGAGGGCGATCTGATGCGGGCTGCGATCGTCTCCTGGGATGTCAGTAACCCGCGCCGCTTCTTCTGTGAGAAGATTTACAAGAATAGCCTCTTGACGGAGATGTGGCCGCTGAACCCAGCACAAATGTCACCGCGCTACAACAGCGACCGAACAGAGGTCATCGGCTACACCTGGTCGGATGGCCGGCGGAAGAAGGACTACACGCTCGACGAGCTGCTCATCCGCAGCGCGCCCGTGTGGTACGACCCGCCGCCGCTCGTGTCGGCGCTCGGCTCGACCAAGAGCGACACAGCCCAGACCGAATACATTTGGTCGTTTTTCGAGAATGGCGGCGTGCCGCAGGGCTTCCTCAAATACAAGATGCCGCTCGGCGACGAGCGGCGCGACGAGATCCGCGACAAGTGGCGGAGTGTGTACGGGCGGTCTCCTGGCAGTGGGCAGATCGGCGTGCTGGATGAGAATGTCGATTATGAGGAGATCGGAAGTCGACTTGACCAACTGGCCAGTCAGACGCTGCGCAGCGTGGCCGAGAGCAGGATCTGTATGGTGTTCGGCGTGCCGCCGCTGATTGTCTATGCCTATGTCGGCCTCCTCAGAGCGACCTACGCCAACCTCAAGGAGGCGTGGGCCGGCTTCTGGGATGCCACCATGTCGCCTGCCTTCAAGGAGTGGCGCGACTTCTGGATGTGGAGTCTGCTGACTGAGTTTGAGGATGAGTCGACCATTCGATCGGAAAAGGTGCGGCTGAATTACGACATGTCGCAGGTCGCTGCGCTGCAAGACGATGTGGATCTCATCCAAAAACGGGCGCGCGACAACTACTCGTCCGGCCTGATTAACCAAGACGAGGGCCGGGCCGCGATCGGCTATGCCAGCACCCCCGGCGGTAGCACGACGTTCGCGCGGAGCGCCGCCCCAGCCACCGCGCCCGCCAAAGGTCGCAAGAGCCGTGACAGCAACAGCGTCCAGGTCGTCGAGCGGCGGATGGAGCGGACGCTTCAGCAGTATCTCAGTGGGCAGTATGACGCGGCAGCACAGGCGGTGGAATGATGGACGATCGCACGCGCCGCCTACTGTGCGCGCTCCGTATCGCGTTGCTGATGGCTTTAGGCGCGGTCGAGGATGCGCTGGGGGTGCCAAGGACATGCCCGCCACGATCGGCGCGGCGTGCGGCACGGCTCCCCTTGCGCGAATCTTGACCACGGGCGTATACTACACCTAAACCAATCGCCAGCATCCGAAAGGACGCGGTGTCTGCGCTTCTTCTGAAGCGCCGGCCCCGCGTTTTGTGTTATGAGCCGAACGAACGGCCACAAGCCACTCGCCAAAGCCGCCGATGCGACCGCGCCGCTCGACGACGGCGATACGATCGCCCGCCTCATGCAGCCATACTATCGGCAACTCGCTGAACTGGCCTTCCAGGACGCCGATGCGGTTGAGGGGATCGACGTGGCCTTTGACCTCGAAAATGCGTTCGTGCAAACGGTCCTTGACCAACTCGCGAAAAACGTGCGCGGCGTGGCCGACACCACGAAGGACGAAATTCGCGCGCTCGTGGGCAGGCAGGCCGAAGAGGGATGGTCAAGCGAAGAACTGGCCAGGGCGATCCGACAACGGGGCATTGTGGCTAGCCGCAGCCGGGCGCTGACGATCAGCCGCACGGAGACGGGCACGGCCTACAATCTTGGATCGACCGCCGCCTACCGCACGGCCGGCGTGACGCATGTGAGTGTGCTGGATGGGGAGGATGACGAGGCATGCGCGGCCGCCAATGGCCAGATCTGGACGCTCGACGAGGCGGAAGCCAGCCCGCTGGGGCATCCGAACTGCGTTCGCGCTTTCTCACCATTGGTCGAATGAGGAATGACGATGCCAGAGTACAAAAGCACACGCCACTTTACGAAGCAGATCGAAGATCGCACCGTAACCGGCCTGTTCGCGATTCACGGCAACATCGACGACGGCGGCGATCGGAGTCATCCTGGCGCGTTTGCCGATACGACCGTCAATGGCCGCGATCGGGTGGTGTTTCTCTGGCAACACAACAGCTATGAGCCGCCAACAGCAGCAATCAATTATGTGCGTGAAGTTTCACGGGCCGATCTGCCCGAAGAAGTGTTGAACTATGCGCCAGATGCGACCGGCGGCGCGGAAGTCTCACGAACCTACCTCGAAACGCCACGCGGCAATGAAATCTTAGCCGGGCTGCGCGCTGATGCGATCGATGAAATGTCCTACGCCTATGAATTATCGAAATATGCCTTCACCGAAGATGAATCGACCGGAAATACGATTCGCGAACTCTACGGCATTAAATTATTTGACATCAGCGATGTATTGTGGGGTATGAATAGCGCAACCCTTGCGAGTAAGGGACTGGGCTGGGAGGCCCGACCCCTTGTTATCCATAGCGACGACGTGAAAGCGATCGTCGCATCCTTTATTGAGCGCGTGCGACTGTTCAAGACGCAGCGCGCCAAGGCTGGCCGAGTGTTTAGTGCAGCGAACTACACCGCCCTGGAAGGGGTGGCGACGAGCCTGGAAGGGCTGGCCGTCGACCTGCGCGATCTGCTTGAAGCGGCCGAACCTAAACAGCAGCAGCAGCTCCGCCATCTGTGGCTTGAGACACAGCGCACGCTGGCGGCCCTCAACGGAGTACGCCCATGAAGAAGAAATACGAACTTGCGCAAGAGCTGGACGCCAAGCGCGATCAGCTCGGCACAATCTTCCGCGAGGCCGGCGACGACCTGGATCTTGCCAAGGTCACGACGATCAGCGGCACGAATGAGGAGAAGGCCGCCGAGATTAGGCGCCGGAATGACGAATTGACCGCGCTCGGCAAAGAGTTCGACGCGGCCCGCGAGCTTGAGCTGATCGCCGAAAAGACCAAGCAGAACGGCCGCAGGCCCGCAGGCGACGAGCGCCCGGCTGGCGACGCGTCCGATCCAAGCCAGGGAAAGTCACTCGGCCAGCGCTTTGCCGAGCATGAAGAAACCAAGCGCTACCATGGCGTGACGAAGCGCAATTACGGCGTGTCGTTCGAGGATGAAGATCCGGTATCTCGGAGGCGTGGTCAAAAGACCACCATGACGACCACAGCCGGGTTCGCGCCGCCCAACCCGCGCACATCACTTGTGGTCCTCTCCGCGCAGCGGCGGCCCGTCGTCGCCGATCTCATCCCCCAGGACACCACAACGCTTACGCTCATCAAGTACATGGAAGAAACAACCTTCACCAACAACGCAGCACCAACCGCAGAAGGCGCAACCAAGCCCGAGGCGGCGTTGGTCTACACCGAGCGCAGCCAGCCGGTGCAGAAGATCCCGGTGACACTGCCTGTCAGCGATGAACAGCTCGACGACGTGCCACAGGTGCGCGCCCTGATCGATAACCGGCTCACCCTCATGCTGGAATTGACGGAGGAGACACAGCTGCTCACCGGCGACGGGATCGCGCCCAACCTGCAAGGCATCCTGACCAAATCGGGCATCCAGACCCAGGCCAGGGGCGCCGATCCGACGCCGGACGCCTTTTTCAAGGCCATGACCAAGGTACGGTTCACGGGCTTCGCCGAGCCGAGCGGATTCATCGTGCATCCGAACGACTGGCAGGATATTCGCCTGCTTCGGACGACGGATGGGATCTATATCTGGGGACATCCCTCCGAGCCGGGGCCGGATCGGTTGTGGGGGCTGCCGGGCGTCGTCACACCGGCAATTACTGAAAACACCGGACTCGTCGGCGACTTTCTGGTGTACGCCTTTATCTGGCGCCGCATGGGCATTCGGATCGATGTAGGCTGGGTAAATGACCAGTTCGTCAAAGACCTTCAGACGATCCGCGCCGAAGAGCGTCTGGCGCTGATCATCTCGCGTGCGGCGGCCTTCTGCACCGTGACCGGCATCTGATCGCGCCGGAAGGAGGAATCATATGCCAGTCATCGAGGGCAGCGGACTCGGCGACCCACTCCAGAACGCCGGCGCTCCTGTGGGCGGAACCGATGAGGTGCAAACCCTCACGATCGACGCGACGGGCGGCACATTCAAGCTCGCGTTCGACGGATTCACGACGGCCGCGATCACATGGGCGAATGTGAACAATACGCTCCGCGATGCGGTAGATGCCGCCTTAGAGGCGCTTGCAAACATCGGCACGGGCGGGGTAACAACCGCTGTTGGCACCATGACCGCCGGCGTCGGCACGCTCACAATCACCTTTGCGGGAAACTTAGGCAAGAAAGCCGTGCCAACAATCACCGTCGCCAACAACAGCTTGACGGGTACAGCCACTTGTAGCGTCGCCGAGACGACGCCAGGCGTGGATGCGACGGCGCGCGGGGCGGCCGTGGGGGCGCTGCTGATCGACATCACGAACAAGAAGCTGTACCAGAACATGGGAACATCGCTCGCTCCGACCTGGACGGTCGTAGGCACCCAGACATGAGCGGCCGCATCTGGCATACCGAGAGGGGGCACGAGTCTATGTGGACGAACGACGGCCCGGCGCTCTATCTCAACGCCGACAAGAGCAAGGTGGTTGCGGCCGATAGCATCGAAGCGGCCTTCCTGCTCGTCGCGGCGGGCGGGCAATTGCCCGAATCCGAGGCCGCGCGCTGGGGCCTGAGTGAGAAGGCCAAGACGCCGCCGCCGAACAAGGCCAAGACGCCGCCGCCGAATAAGGGTAAGTAGGCCATGACCGCCTACGCAACCGTCGCACAGCTCCGCGCCTATCTGCCGCAGATCGCTGATCTGGGCGCGCAGCGCATCACGATCGCGGGCGCGACGGGCGGCACGTTTACGCTGTCCTACGAAGGCGCTTCAACCGGCGCGTTGGCCTACAACGCGACGGCGACGGCCGTACAGACCGCTTTGCAAGGCATCACGGCGCTCGGCGCGTCGGGCGTGAAGGTCACAGGGCGGCCGGGCGGCCCCTACCTGGCGGCCTTTCAGGGGACGCTCGTGACGGATGCCGGCCCGCTCAGTGGGAATGCGAGTCTGCTGACTGGCACAACGCCGACGATTACGATCGAGTCGGCCACGGATGACCTGATGCAAGATTGCCTCGACCGCGCGACGGATACGATCCGGCAAGCGATCCGGGCCGCGCTCGACGACGGAACGTTCGACTATGCGGCCTATAGCGTGGCCAGCACCAAGATCGTGCGCGGCTGGGACACCCAGTATCTGCGCATCCCGGCCCACCAGGCGGGCAGCGTCAGCCTGGTCGAGTATCAGACGGGCACGAATCCCGAGACGTTTAGCCCGGTGCCAGATAGCTGGACAGAAGAGCAGGGCGTGCTCTACCGCGCATTCGGCTGGGGTTACACCGCGTTTGGCGGCGCGCGGCCGCGCTACCGCATCACGGCGGTGTGGGGCTACGGGTCGAGTGTGCCGAGTGCGGTGGAAGAGATCACGCTCGAGCAGGCCGTCAACATCTGGCGTTCAAGAGATAAAGGCGGCTTCTCAGAGAATGTCAATGTGGAAGGACAAGGGGCGATCCGCGTGGTGACTGGGTTGACGAAGCAGCAGCAGAGCACGATCCTGGCGCTGCGCGATCAGCTCATCGTTATCGGGGTGTAAAGCGTTATCGCGGCGTTGGCGCCGGCGATCGCCGCGGCGATTCACCAGGTGCGGCGATCGTCATTCCGCAGTGTGATGCGATCGTGTTGCGGGGCGTCTCGACAAGCGCCAGATCGAAAGGTTTGACACATGGCGGAGTTGACCCCCGAGCAGTTGGCCGAGCGGATGAAGGCCCAGCCCTGGGCTTCGGTGCTGGAACCGCTCATGACCAAGATCACGCTGATCGTCCTCAGAAACGCCCAGCCGCGCACGCCGGTGCGGACCGGGACACTCAGGCGCTCCGAGACAACCGCGGTCGAGCGGGGCGGGCTGCGCGGGTGGGTCGGGTCGAATCTTATATACGCCCCATTCGTGCATCGGCGCGTGCCGTTCCTGACTGACGCGCTCGCCGACAGTCGCGCGGCGATCGATCGCGAGCTGCAGAAGGCGGGCGATGACTACTGGCGAAGTGTGGTCTAGAACAACTGGGCTAACTCCCGAAGAGGAGCGCATCATGTCCGTGCTGGCCACCGCATGGGATATGTGGGATAAGCAGGATGATGCCATCACGATCGACGAAGGCAAGCGCTTCCGGCAGGCGATCCATGATGCACAGCGCGTGCTGGCCGATCGGGCGCTACGCCGCGCTTTTCCGGGGTTCTGGCAATGAGCGCACTCACGATCGCCCAGGGCTTACAGGATGTGCTGCGCGAGGTATCCGGCCTGAAGAGCATCATGCTCGGCGAGCCGACGGGCAGCATGGATCTGCCGGGCCTGTACATCGCCTACCAGGAGTTTACGCGGCCACTCAGAAATAGCCCGCCGGCGCGGAACCTGACGGGGATGGATCACATTTTCGCATGTCGGCTGGTGATTCAGTGGGTCGAGAACAATCAGGCCGAAATGCAGCTGATCACGTTGCTCGACGCGATCCCCGATGCGATCGACCGCGATCCGACGCTCGGCACGACCATACCGCACGGTGTGGCCTACTGCCCGGCCGGCATCACGGGCTTTGCGACGATCGGCGGCGTGCTGTATCGGGTCGTCGATTACGTGGTACACGCTTTAGAAAAGAGGACCGGCACATGAGCGACGAGCTGAACGTGATCGGCGAGACGCGCAAAGCCTTGATCGGGCCGCGCTACTACGACGCCAGCAAGAACCCTGAGAACGCCATGCTCGTCGGCGTGCCGCTGCGCGATCTGGCGGCCGAAGAGTTCGAGTCGCTGCCCGTGTGGCTGCAATACTCAGTTGACGCACAGCCGTTCTATTCTCGAACGAAGCCGAAAGGGGCGGCCGCGGATGGCTGATCAGATGCCCGCTGTCGGCGCGATCGTCCATTTCGTCTCGGGCGAAAGCCACCTGGCGGCAATTGTGACGGCGATCGACTACCAGGTTGCGACGGCTCCCTCGCCGACACCCGAGCAGCCGATCGTGCAGCCATCCCAGCAAGCGCTGATCGTCCTACCGCCAATGCAACAGCCCTTTGCGACGCTGGCGATCTATGATGCCGCCGGCGTCAATGCGACCTGGCATTGGCCGGAAGTTGTGCAGACCCTGCCCGATCCGCCACCCGAGCCGTAGAGGAGTGAGCCATGCCTTCAGCCGAGATTCCATTCGAATTATTCGGCCTGGCGCTCGAAACCACCAGGGGAACAGCCGTCACGCCCCCTTCGCACCTGCTTCCTTTGGTCGGCACGATCAAGCCCACACGCCCCAAATACCGGCCCGACGAAGCGCGTGGGACGATCGAGGAGTTCTACCGCAGCAAAACGGTGCATACCGGCTGAGAGTGGACGGGCGATAGCCTGGTCGACCCGAACTATGCGCCCGTGCTCTTGAACCTCATCGCCAAGGCGGTGAGCAGCCCGACGACGCCGACCAACGGCGTGCTCAC